TCCCGGCAAATAACCCCGTATCGCTCTCTGCAGCCATCGATGAGGCGGGGAAAAAACGCAAGAAAATCTAACCAAGCGAGAGGAGACGGTGAAATAACATGGACGGTATCCACCTGACCCAGGAAGTACTTGATTGTATCGATACCGACGCGGTGTCGATACTATACGCAAACCAGCGCCGGATCTATGAATGCCTGGATCAGGCCGCGGCCATGTACTGCCGTGAGACCAAAATCCTGCATGGGTCAGTCGATATCGCCACAGTCGCCGGTCAGCAGGTTTACGATCTGCCTCCAGATTTTATCGAACTGTACCTTAAAGACCGGAGAGAGAGATACTGTCTCAAATACAGTCATGGAACCGATGTCTCATGGCCCGTAAGCGACACCTACGAGAACATCGTACTGGCCAACCTTACAGACAGTCAAGACTGGCCAAACCGCTTTGCCATTATTGATAAACCCGCAAGCTCCGCCTTGATCACCGGCACGGCCACAGCGCCTGGCGCGCTGGCTGGCGGGCAATGCGTCCTTTCTGACGGCACCAAACTTTTTTTGACGACAAACAAAGTTTATCCGAGGGATATCATACACAACACTGCCGGTGCATCGAACGGATATGTTCTATCCGTTTCCGAAGCGACGCAACTTGTGACAGCCCTGTTCGGATCTGCAGGAGCCGCGGGAGATTGGACATTGTCCGATGCGTATGTAATCCAGCCTGCAGCAGTGAAGTCTCTGATCCTCGATGCGCCATCGGCAAACGATGGGGACACAATCACCGTGCACTATATCTGCATGCCCAACCCCGTTTATTCAGATTACGGTTTCTGGCGATTTCCTTCACGAGTTTGCAAAGCCATCGCGTATGGTGCCGCATCAATTTTTAAAACCGGGAAAAAAGAATATTCCGATGCCGGGCAGATCGGAGGTTTCTTCGCTTCGGAAATTAAACTCACCAGATCCGAGATAGCCCGGCAGGCTCTCTATGAGTCCCGGCGTGGATAAAAAAAACTGATCTCAGACGTGGATGAAGACATATGGCAACAGAAGGTAAACGCAACCCAAGAAAACAAATATTTTTTAACGGGCAGTGGCTTCCATCCGTGGATCCGCTGGGTGTCGGCGCGAAAAATTATACAGACATACAGAACTGGCGCTATGGGCAAACCGGTTTGCTTGAAGGCGTCGCAGGTTACAGTAAAATCAATGCAACGCCGCATCCGAGCTATGTCAAGGGCCGATCAGGCATCCAGTTGCGTTCGCCCTTCGGCGTTTTGTCCCGGACATTGGTTCAAGCATTGACCTTCGACGAAAGCTCATCCGCGATCATTCAGACCATCGCACATACTGCATCGGAAGATATTCCCAATCCAAAGGATTTTGAAACCACGCCGCTCTATGTGGATGACGCAGACGCAGGGCTGGGTCGTTTTTCCAAATGGCCAAATAACCAGATCGCATACTGTAACGGGAAGACGTCGCAGATATACGGTGGCGATGAGATCCCGCCTGCCGCATTCATAACGTCATCCGCCGCGGTGACAAGCGCGCTGACAAATCCCCAGAACTTCACGATCGCTGTCCGAAACGCCCTGCAAACAACCGGAAACTATGCCGCAATAGCAGCCGGAGCCCTTGTCTTTCTCGTCGGTTCGACAAGAAAGTTGTCGGGTATAAAACCATACATAAAAACATACAATGCCGGAGCGGCATCCATCACATGCAAGGAATGGACCGGAGCGGCCTGGTCGGCGCTGGTCATCACCGACAACACAAACGGGCTGACTGAAGATGGAACGATTACATGGCCGTCCACTGTTTCAACATCTGTGTTAAAACTCCTGGAGAACCGGCTTTTGTACTGGTATCAATTTACCCTGAGCGCAGGGTCTGCGGAGATCTATCAACTTACGGTTGATGCTCCTTTCCAGCCGGTGCTGGATGTCTGGGACGGAGCACTCCGGCCGGTTATTCAATGCCGCCATTACCATGCCGGAGCCTGGATCGACGACACCATGGCTGTGTTAGAATCAACCGACGGGATTGCAACGGCAGCAAGCGGCGAAGTGGCAAGCGTCGGGGGCTTGACCAGCGCCGAATATATCGATGTCGGATTATCTGAACGGACGTGCGCCCTCAATATCATCATGTATGCAAAAGAAACGGGCAAGATCAATACGAACGCCTCGATTCTCAGCGTCGAATACTGGACCGGTTCTGCCTATGCCGCCGTCTCCGGTTTTGTCGATCTTACAGATGTATCCGGGAAGACGCTGGCCCAAAGAGGTTTTGTTTCCTGGACACCGCCGGCTTTTGGCGTGGAGATGCAAAAAAATCAGTTCGGTCTGACATTGTGGTATTACCGGATCAAGGTTAGCGCAACCCTCTCTGCGGATGTATGGATTGACCAGATACAGGCGATCCCCGCGCCTCAGTTAAACGCCCTGGGATATAAATTCCCCTTTGTTTATCAGGATCGGCCCATGCTGTGCAACCTGACTTCGACAAACGAGGGCAACAGGGTTGATTTTCCCATGGCCGGCAGCACGGAGTCGTGGAACGGGGATGATTCCAGCCTGGGTGACGGTAAAGCCCCTCTTTTTTTCCCGGGGCCGGAGGAACTTACCTGCGCCGCCGAGGTTTATAACCGGCTCGGAAGCTCTATCTACACCTTCGGAATTTTTCTGAAGGCCCATGCAACTCAACTGCTGCATGGAATCGATACAGCTACATATACAATCTACCCTATATCAGACACAATCGGCTGCCCGGCGCCATTAACCCTGGATACCTGTCAGGTATCAGAATCGCAGGAGGCAATGAGCGCCCGAAGCATCGCTGCGTGGCTATCCTATGCCGGACCATATATGTTTGACGCGGGGGGATTGACCCCGATTCCCGGCCTTGAATGTTACTTCGATCCGAGTGACTCGCGCCGAATATCTTTCGAAAAAATTGCACGGGCCGTGGGCTGGTTTGACCCCGATTATCCCGAATATAATCTGATCCTGCCAATCAATAACGACGCTGTCGTTTCTCCACTGGCAATACAAACGTTCGATGACGCGACGTTATCAGGAACACCGGTCGTGATTCGTTTTTCAGCGGGGGGATTATATCACTATGTGGTTGCCTATCCGACCATATCAGCAGTGGAAGGCGGGACCGGCGACGATGCACTCACGAGTCCATATACTCTTGGGGCCGGTGCGGTTTCGGGGTCGATGCACACACTGGAGACCGTGTCAGACGGAACGCCGTATTATTTCGAGGCATACCCGGCAGCGGCATCTTCACTGCTCTATGATGGCGCGACAAACACCGTACCTGCATATACACCATCGGCCCTGTCCGGAATCCCTCGCATCGCAAAAACTATTGTCAACGGCGTGCCCTATTACTTCAAGATGTACCCGGCAAAGCAGGCCTCCTCCTTAATCGATTTCTTTGATTCACAATTATGGGTCGTCTACAACATGACTCTGAAACGCTGGTTTCAAAAAGTTCCATCGGGATCCTTTTATACATACCCGCAGGCGGGTTTTCGTGTTGCCGATGCCGTCAATAAACAATATGCCATCGGGTGCCGCAATGACGGTTTTTTGATGAGGCTGGAAGATGGAACGACCTGGGATGGTGATGATATCGTGCAATCCGTAGCAACAGGGGAATTCCTGCCTACAGAAAGTATTTTTGACCTGGTAAGGATTAAACGTGTGAAACTGGTCTGTGTTGCAATGGCGGAAGTCCAGACGATGGCCATTGAACATTACGCGGATGGCGCAACGCTCCCCACCACTCTTGCGCCTGTTGCACTCTCCGACGACAATCGTCATGTGAGAAAAACACAGCCCGTTAACCTGGACGCATGGACACATAAACTCCGGTTTACGACACATACAAACGCCACCGCCAAGGGCGTTCGCCCGTTGGTATGGGGATATGAAGACGAAATTTTACGCGATGATGTACATTAAGGAGGAATCACCATGGCAGGAGAAACTATAGAAAATGCCTACGATCTGGAAAATTCCCTGAGAAGGATAGCACGAACGCCCGTGAGTATGCAGGCTGTGCCCGATACGTCCGGCGTAATCAGAACGTATGCAGCCGGCGAGGCAGAGAAGGCAACCCAGGAACAGGATTTTGCAAATCGGTTGACTATCGGAGAAAAAGCACTGGCGGAAAAGACCAGGCAGTTTGATACGAATACTGCGGAAAAGACCAGACAGTTTGATACGAAAACCGCAGAAGAGACCAGGGGATTGAATGCCAATTACCGGCAGGCAGTGGACATGATGCATACATGGGAGAAGCAGAATAAATGGGCCACCGGTCTGGGTTTGTTGAATCTTGGCGTTCAAGGACTGAGTTTTGCAGCCCAGAATGTCGAGTTAAAGAAAACCGAGGAAAAAGCGGCAGAGCTTGCAAGGAAACATGACGAGCAAATCACACTCTCCAGACTGGCCAATGAGGAACTGCGCCGAGTCGTAAACGCCCATTTGGGAACGAGGTAAACTATTATGCTGAACCTTCCTGAAATCGTAAACCCGCAATACAGTGCCGTGACAGGCTTGAGGCGCAAAGTATCTCCCGCATCACTGCTCCTGGCTCAGTTGCCTGCATACCGGGGGCTGGTACAGAGCAATAAGGCGAATGCTTTCGAAGAAAAAAAGCTGGCAGAAGATACACGGCAGGCGGACGTTTCCCTGGCTCAAACGGCACAACAGTTTGACACCAGCCAGGCGTTGACAAAAGACATCGCGGCAAAAAATGAGGCGCTTCAAGCACAACAGATGGAAGCCAGTAAGGAACAGGCACAACAGAGCAATCGCATCCAGTCTGCGGGATTGACACTTACCGGCGCCTATCTGGCGGATAAGACCGGTTTCAGTCTGCGGGACCTTGCCACTTCAAAGACCGCACCGACTGTAGCACAAGGAATAACCGGCACAGCCGGGTCGACTGTAGCAGAAAAAATGACCGAAGCAGGTGCGCAAACGGCACTGGCGCAAGGAGTTGGAACCCAGGCAACCCAGCAGGCCGGGTTAAATGCCAGTGGTGATATGGCTGCCGCGGGCTGGGCTTCAGGCGGCAGCGGCGCAGTAGCGCAAAGGGCATCTGAAGAAGCAACTAAGGAGGTAGCTAAAAAGGGTGTTACGGCTGGAACTGGCGTTTCGGCCTCGACCTCCCTTTTTGCCGCAGGAGCGGGGATTGCCACCCAATTTGCGACGAATGCGATCATGGACGCCTTGAACATAGGGGGCGAAGAAGACCAGCGACGGGTATCCGCCGCGGCAGGAGGAGCAGTTTCCGGAGCGATTGTGGGCGCCCAGATTGGCTCGGTCGGCGGCCCGTGGGGCGCGGTCATCGGAGGAGGCGTCGGCCTGGTCGTCAGCGAAATCTTCTGTTTTGTCGCAGGGACGCCTGTGTTGATGGCGGATAAATCGACGGTGCCTGTGGAGGATGTGCGGATTGGTGATTGCCTGTATGCGGGAGATGATGTCCTCGGCGTCGGTGTTGTCCTGGCCGGGAATATCTGCCGGTATAAAGGCGTCCAGGTTGAAGGCGGCCATGCCGTGTTTGAAGACGGACGATGGCTGCGCGTAAAAAACAGCAGTCACGCAGAGCCGGTTCCAGCAGATCAACCGGTCCGGGTGTACCCTGTGATCACGCAAAATCACCTTATATGTGTCAATGGAATTATTTTTGCCGATCTCTGCGAGACAGATCAGGGACCTTCGGTATCTGATGACGACCGGCTGGCCTGCCTCAATTCCATGACCATGCGCAATGCCATGCTGGAGGATCTGGAACATGAAATTAGTGAAATTTGATAAAGCAAAGCATTACCAAAAACTTCTGTCAATCTGGGAACATTATGGCTGGCCACCCTGCCCTATTGCCTTTTTACCGAAGACGGGATATGTGGCCCAGCGGGACGACGGAACATTTATCGGCGCGCTTTTCATGTATCTGGTTCCCGGAAGCGTGGCAATGCCCACGTGGGCTACCGGATCAAGAGAGGTACAGCCGCAGGAAAGACAGGAGGCCTTTGCGCAATTGTTTACTACCCTTAGATCCATTGCCGTCGCGCAGGGGTGCACATTTCTTTATGGCGTAACGGCGTCTCCGCCATTTAAAAAAATGATGGAATCCTGGGGGATGTCGCCGGTAGAGGATCATATGCAAAGCTTTATCATGTCCCTGTGCGGTGAGGATACCGCTTTTTTAAAAGATTGATACAAAGGGAGGTTCATTATGCCTAACGTAAATTTTGGATTTGGAAATAACCCCTATGGCGCGGTCCCGGAAGCGTTGAAGGAAACCCGGCTTTCGCTCCGGGATATCATGGCCGATTACATGGCAACAAAGGTGCGCGAGTCAAACCTGAAACTGGACCTGGCCAAAGTCAATACGGAAACGGAGCTGGTTCGAAGCGGAGCGGAAAGGGATAAAATTGCGAACCTCCGAGAGCTGGCCCGGATCGATATCGACAAAGGCCAAGCGGCGGAGGCTGTTCGCGCTAATCAGGCTCGTGAGAAACTTACTGGAGAGGGTCAAGCGGCGGAGGCTGCATACCGTAAGGACACCCTGACGCAACAGGGCCGGGTGATTCCATCACAGATAGCGGAGAACGAAGCGCGGACAAAGTTTGCGGATACGCAGACAGATGTGATCAACCGCGGGCTAGAGAAACAGCCGCTATCATCATGGGCACAGAGCGAGGGCATCGACCCGGAAATATTAACCGCCATGGGTTTTTCCGACCCGAATGCCTCGTACACACGGAATGACGCCGATAAACTTATGACTCGATTTCGGGGATATATACCACACTTTGGGATGGCTCTAGCCAATGAGAGGCGAAAGGCCATAGAAAAAGCTCTACCTGCGGCAAACCCGAAAGATATCCCAATGCTGGAGCAGCAATACAAAAAAGCGGTGGCGCAGGGGGTCATGTACGGGCGGATGACGCAGAAAGACGCTGCATGGTCGGCTAAAGACGAGTCTGCCCTGATTTCAAAGTTAATATCAGACGGGCAAACAGCCGCGGAGGCCGCACAGACAGTCCAGACAGTCCGGGCGGGATTAAAAGAAATCAAGTCGGCGGGAGACGATTTGAATTCTGCCCCCGATGCTTTTGAGGTAATGAGAAAAAAGATAGCCGTTGACCCGTTCTTTGATGATAAGACTATAGAAGCTGCAACAATCATTCAGACGTTAGCGCCGGAAACCCTTCGCGATGCAATAAACAAGCAGCACGAAGATAGAATGAAAAAAGGCGATTACAAGGGCGCCTATGACTACCTGCTCCAGCAGGCAGAGCTTCTTTCATCGAGGCAGAAATCAGCGGCGGCACCCGCGGTGTCGGATTTGTCGGGTGATGTGAATATGTTATCCGGGGCACCCGGCATATATTAGAACAGAGGAATAACGATGCCTGAATCTACTTTTGATTTCGTCGATGTCGTCCGGAAAAGAAATGCTGGTATTTTTTCCCAAGAAACCCAGAATCCCGCCGCAAATGAAACGCCCGCGGCTGAATCTACTTTTGATTTCGTCGAGGCCGTCCGAAAAAGAAACGCCGGTATTTTTTCCCAAGAGAACGATTCCGGCAGTGAAAATAAGCCGAAGCCCCCCAAACCACGCGGTATGGTTGCAGAAACCGTCTCCGCACTGGCATCCGGAGTGGTCGGTACCGGCGAGGCTGTGGCGGGAACGGCGGAGATGATCGGTCTGCCCGGAGCGGGAACGGCGCGGGACTATCTTCAGAATCTCCAGGAAAGCGAAGTCCTGAAACGCCCGGATTACCTTACAGAAGGGACGGTATGGGAACATCATGAACGCTTGGGCGACTGGCGCTGGTGGGTTCGCAGCGTCGGCGAAAACCTTCCAAATATGGCTGCGATGATGCTGCCGGGATATGGCGTCATGCGTGCAGCACGGGCGGCAGACTGGGGAGTTAAGGCCATCCGCGCCGCTTCTCTGGCAGGCTCGTGGGCCGGATCCATGACGGTGGAAGCAGGAAGCGCATACACCCAGGCAAAACAGGAAATGACACAGGACGGGGCCTATGACGCCGACACCATAGAGCGCATCGCCACCGTGGAAGGTCTGGCAGCAGGAACTGTCAACAGTCTTCTCGAGCTTCTTCCATTCGACAACCTGTTTCTGAAACAGGCAGGCGCAGACAGGCTGATAAAGCGCTTTGTCCGGCAGGCATTTTTAGAGGGTTCGACGGAATCAGCCCAGGAGGCCGTCAATGTTCTGGTGGAAAAGCTGGGGCATAAACCGGAGCAGGAACTGACCGACAACATCGGCCGGATTCTGGAGTCAGGCATCATTGGCGGAGCGTTAGGAGGCATCGCCGGAGGAACGATTGGAACCAGCGTCCACAAGGCCCAGGTCAAACAGTACAACGATCTGGCCGATCAACTTGCCGTCAAGGATATGGTCTTTGCCCTCAAGGATGAAGGGATTTCCGATGAGGACATCTCCCTGCGCCTGGACACCCGGATCAACGAGATCCGGACGAAACTCGAAGAGACACCTCCGGGGGCCGACGTCATTACCGGAGGAACCGAAGTCAAGGATATAGCTCAACAAACGATCATTCCCGAAGTGAACGCAAAAGAGATGGTCAGTTATCTGCTGTATGGAGACGGTAAATATACGCCGCCCCCGGGAATATTCGGCAAAACCGAAACCAGGGCGAAAGAAAAGGATGCACCGACGCCTGCCGTCAAAACGCAAACAGACCCCGGCTCGGGCGCGCTTTTATCCGGGCCGGCTGCGGGGAAAGACATTGCGCTGGAAGAACCTCTGGCACAGACAATCGATCAGGTAAGGTCGGCAGAAAACAGGAAGAAAGGAGAGAACCTCTTCGACTTGAGCCTTTCCGACCTGAATGATGAAAATCAACAGGCGCTTGAAGAGGCGCGGAAGGCAAAAATTGCCCGCAGAGATGCAGAGGAACAGGCCGCGGCGTCGGAAGACATGCAAGCCCGGAAGATACAGATCGATCAGGCCATGGCGAACCGGGACACCTTGCGATCTCAACTCGCGGGCGACGATCCGGCAAAGCAGAAGATCTTCGACGAGACATTCAGCCTTTCTGAAAAACGGCTGGTAACGGCCATCGCCGCCTCTCCCGCGGACACACAAAGCCCCGGCCTGGGTCTGATCATCACACCCGACGACAGGGGACTGTATCAGTTGAACGGCCAGCCTGTTGATCTCGATGCCATGCGCCCTCTTCTGATAAAAGCCCGGATCGACTCCATCGATGCCAAACGGGAACAGGATATCCGTGACCGGGAATCAAATATCCTGAGGGAGGAACGAAACAGGAAACTAAGGGCGGTAACCTATGCCCGAAAAACGTTATCCTTCTGGCCTGCACAGCGACCGTCGGACCAGGACATCGCTGTCCTGCAGGAAGAGGCAAGCCAGGGCCGGCTGCCGGAAGACGAAAAAAAGGTTCTGGAAATAATTCTCCAGACGCCCGCAGTCGCAAAGACCATCCCGCAGTCGCTTCAGATACTGGGAATTAAATCGAAAAAGACTCCCGTTACAGATGAAGGAATTATATCGGAGGAAGAAAATAAGGACCATGTCAGTCCGGAGATAGCCACAGAAATAGACATGCAGCACCGGTACCTGCTGAGCCTCATGGAAAGCCAGCTTCAAAACGCAGGCACTGCGGGCCTGGTCGTCCGCCCCGATGACACGTTTCAAAGAGTAACTGCCGGCGTGGACTGGCTGACCGATGTTAATAAACAGGGAATGTCCCTATCGAAGGACGATGCGCTTACCGTGATCAAAAAGGCGCAGACCGGCGCAGGCATGACGGAAAAACAGAAAGAAGTTTATGACGCGATCGTTGCCGCAGCATCTGAACGCATCCCCGGCCGGGTCCTGGAAGAACCGTTCTGGGCGGAAAAGGGGTTTTACCCCGTCCGGGATAAACAGATCGCCGTGAAGGATCTTCTGGAGGGGGACCGGTTTGTCATTGCCGGTGAAGAATTTACCGTTACCGATATCGACGACCAGGGGAACGTTACCCTGAAAGACGGCACGATCCGGAAAGTAAAAGACGGCACGATCATCAGGGGCGTCGATTATTTAAACCAGACGGAGGAAGCAACGGAGTTTAGCCCCGGCAGCAGTGTCCCGGAAACGGCAGCAGAACAGGAGAAACAAGACCAGATTCAAGCACCGGAAGAAACAGCGAAGGAAGTCACGGCCACGGAGGAAGCAAAGCCTGGACCGAAGACGGGCGATGTTCTCACAGACGACGAGTTCGATGCACTGGCGAGGGAAGCGCTGGCAGAGATGGAGAAAAAGACGGTTGATCAGGCCGGACCCGAACTGGAAATTAATATCACAAAGCAGACCAGCGGGGTATGGAAAGATGGATACCAGGCAACCGTAAAGGCAGGACCGCATGAAGGGGTTGTCGGTTTCGGACATACCCCGGACGATGCACGGTACGAAGCCGAAAGATCAGTCAAGGATCGTATCGCAAAGGGCATCGAGAACCTGCCGAAGAAAACTGCGCCGAACCGGGGTGTAACAACGGCAACCGGCATGAAGCCTGTCACGGCCGCAGTCGCAAAAAAAGAACCGGCAGAGACAAAGGCATCCGAATCTTTAAAGGAGAAGGCCGAGGGCGCGGCGTTTCAGAAGGAAGATCGCGTTGTATTAAAATCCGGGCGACATGGGACGATCAGTAAAGTCGATACGATAGTCATGCAGACGATGTTCGGAGGCAGTCGAACTGTCGACCATTACTATATGGTGAAAATGGATTCCGGTGTGGAGCTTTCCGCGAGTGAAAAAGATATCACCCGTGAAGTAGGACCCGCACCCACGGCGATTCCCGATATCAATGTTGATGGCGGATTCAAGGAGCCCAGTCATGTGCTCTACACCGTAACCTATTCCAAACAGCGGGCAAGGGAGAGCGATGCGGCGGCGCAGCGGGCAAGAAAACCGGAAAACATCCGGGATGCGAGGTCCCGGGCGGAATCGGCGCGACAAAAAGCCGTGCTATACCAGGAAGCATTCGATGCATGGGCCGCGAAGTATCCGGAGGAGGCGAAGAAATATCTGCCGGAGAAACGGGCGCAGAGTCAGGGAGTTGCGATCGCGACCGCACAGAGACCGCCCGCCATGGCGGCCACCGTGACCGGGGCACAGAGCCTGGCTGACTTGGGTCTGGTCGTTACGAAAGGCGCAACCAACACAGGCAAGACCGTATGGAACGTCTCCGGAAACACCAAGGCACATTCAGAGACGATCAAGCGGGCGGGCGGGCGCTGGTACGGGCCGAAGAAGGTCTGGAGCTTCTACAACGGCGATCCGACGGCGCAACTCCAGGAGGCGCTGGGGATCAAAAAAGACATGATCAAGCCTGCCGCGTCTCTGGGAAAGGCCGCATCGGAGGTCGCCAAAGGCGTGGCCTCTTCCTATGACGCGATCGCGGAGATCATGAAGCGGGCAGGCAAGGGTCCGATCAGCATGATGGGCGGCGGCGTCTTCGATGAAGAACTCTATCAGGCGATCAAACCACACCTGCAGGCGACATACGTCCACTTCCGCGCGGCGGCGATCGAAGTCAAGGAGTGGATGAAGGAGACGGTCAGCCAGTTCACCGCACGCGGATTCGAGGCCCAGGCGATCATCCCGTATATCAAACGATTCTACATGGAGGTGACGGAAAATGACTTGACAAAAGGCGCGGCCGCCGTTACATTACATACAAAGGAAGGAGAAGCCGGCCATGAAGAAGGAAAAGGAATTTCTCGTGGTGAATCCCCATCAGGAACTCTGGCGGTACTGGCAGGAACGCCTGGACTGGATGCTGGAGAACTATCCCGAACGGGTGAAACAACTCTACCAGTCGGGGAAACTGAAGGCGTATCTGGACAGAAAAGCAGCAGTCGCCTACAAAATGATCTGCAACCTTCTCGACAAGGGGAAGAGCCGGGAAGAGGCCGACGAAGTGGCGAGCCAGTACATCCTGTCGCCGCCGGACGGCCCGGCGTTCCGGGACAACCCGCCGGAGCCGCTGCCGGAGAAACTGGAAAAGGAAATTCAGAAGTGGGCGGACAACCTGCCCGTCGATCCCGACAACCCAACGGAGATCTGGGTGTAAACACCCGCATCGAACCTGCCGACGTCCTCTTCCATTCCGGGAAGGTAGCCCGGATCAACGCTAATATCCGCGCCATTGAATTATCAAAAAAACTCGTCACAGAAAAACGCGCCGCAACACCTGCGGAGCAGAAGATCCTTTTGCAATACTCCGGATGGGGCGCCGTAGCCCAGGACGTTTTTAACCCCGAATTCGCAACCTACATTCAGCATCACGATGAAAATCCCGAGCACTGGCGATACAGAAACCCGGCCTCCTATTTCAATACGGCCGAGGCCGAAAAGTACGAAGCATGGGAAGCCAAGTATGGGCGGAAACTCCATCCGTTGCTGGGCGGAATATTGACTGCGGAGGAGTGGAAGTCCGCCGAGGCCTCGACGCTAAACGCCCACTATACGTCGAGAGAGGTAATCGAGCATGGGTTATGGGGCTCGGGGCGCAGACTCGGATTCGAGGGAGGAAGGGTTCTGGAACCTGCGGCAGGGATCGGTCATATCCTGGGCTTAATACCCGCCGACTTCGCCGGACGGGTTCAACTTCAGGGCGTGGAACTTGACAGGATGAGCGGGCAGATTCTCTCCCAGCTCTACCCGCAGGCCGATATCCAGATCACCGGCTTCGAAAAAGCGCAGGGTATCCCCGACAATTCCGTGGACCTGGTCATCTCCAATTTTCCCTTCGGGAACTACCCGATCACCGATACTGCGCACCCCGCCTATTCCGGCTGGTCGATTCACAACTATTTCTTTGCCCGGTCCGTTGATGCGCTCCGCCCCGGCGGTGTCGTAATCGCGATCACGTCGCGCTACACGATGGATTCAACGAAAAACGGGAAGGCGCGTGAACTCCTGGCCGACAAGGCTGACCTGGTCGGCGCGATACGCCTGCCAAACAATGCCTTCGGAAAGAACGCCGGAACGGATGTTACGACGGACATCATCATTCTCCGGAAAAAGACGGCAGAAGCCTATCGGGACAGGAACGCATGGAGGACCACCGCACCAGTCAAAACGATGGATGGAACGGATGTGTCGATCAACGAGTATTTTGCGCAGCACCCCGAGATGGTCCTTGGGAAGCACTCCATGGCCGGGACGATGTACGGAGGCAAGGAAGAATACACACTTGCCCCCGATGATAGCAGGCCGCTGACAGAACAGATCGACGAGGCCGTCGTCCGGCTGCCGCAGGGGATTTTTACCGCAGAGAACGCCACTGAACCGGCCGCGATACAGCGGGCGGAAGCGGGGACCAAAGCCGGGACCTTTGTCCTGAAAGATGGCACGCTCAGTTATGTGAATAACTCCGGCGTCATGGTTGCGCCTGAATGGGCGGCGGAACGGAAGAAGGTTCTCCAGGCGGCTTCATTTATCTCCGTCCGGGATATGGCCGGGAAGCTGATCATGACGATGCAGCAAGAGGATGCGACTACGGAAGATATCGCTGAACTCCAGCGAAAACTGAATCGCGACTATGACCGCTACCGGCAGAAGTATGGAGCGTTTAACGAAAAACCGAGCACATTTCTTGCCGACGACGTGGAGTTTCCCTTAGTCCTGGCGCTGGAAAACATTGTAAAAAAACCGGTTACCTATGTTGTCGGCAAAGGCAAAAACAAAGGAGAGACACGGACCCGCAACCAGGATATCTTCACGAAGGCGGATATCTTCACGAAGCGGACCCTCTTTCCATTCTCCGAACCGGTAACGTCGGAGAATATCGAAGATGCGGTGAACGTCAGCCTCACCTACAAGAACCATATCAGCCCGGATTATATCGCCGCACTCCTGGGGAAGGACACGGTTGCGGTCCAGGCCGAACTGATCGAGAAAGAACTTGCCTTTCTGAATCCGGCCAACGGCTTGCTGGAGTCTCGCAGCGAATACCTTTCGGGGAACGTCCGGGAGAAGCTTCGGATTGCCGAGGAGCAGGGAGCAAAGAAGAACGCGGCAGCGCTCCGGGCCGTACAACCCCCCGAGCTGACGATCGACGAGATTTATTTTCGTCTGGGGTCGGAATGGATACCTGAGGCGGTGATCGACGGCTTTATGGCGGAAAAGATGGAGGGCCGGGCTACGGCGACGCTCGCCACAGTAAAGGTAGGCGAAGACGAGGTCAGCCGCTGGACGGTCAATGACGCCGGCAACTGGAACAGGAACTCACCAAATTACACCGTGTGGGGCTCGGAAGGCCGCTCCGGGACACAACTGGTGGAGGATTGTCTCAATCTTCATCGAACGGAGATTTATGACCTTATCGATGAAAAACGGGTGAAGAACCAGGCAAAAAGTCTTAATGCTCAGCAGAAACAGAGAGAGATTCAGACGGCGTTCAAGGAGTATGTGCTGGAGCACACCAGCCATGCGTCGGCCGTTGCCGCGGTTTACAACCGGGAGAAGAACAACTATGTCGTCCGGCAATATGACGTTCCCGGGATTGATCATTATCCGCACGCAAGCCATCTGATCACCCTGCGCGCCCACCAGAAAGGCGCGGTCAGCCGGGGCCTTCAGGGAAGCACAGTCTTTGCCCATGCCGTGGGAACGGGGAAAACCTACATGTACGCTACGCTTGCGATGGAACTTCGCAGGACCGGCCAGGCGCATAAACCGCTGATCGTAGTTCAGGGATCCACGGTGAACCAGTTTGCCGGCCAGGCAAAGAACCTCTATCCTGCCGCACGGATTCTCTGCCCGTCTAAGAACGACCGGGCAAAAAGCGCACGGCGGGCATTGTTGGCTCGTATCGCGACCAACGACTACGATATGATCATCATTCCTCATTCGTTTTTCGATGATTTGAATGTCAACCCCGAACGGGAGGCGGCATTCATCGAAGAGCAGTTGGAGGAGATCAAGGCCGCGATTCTCGAACTCGGTGGAGATATCGATAAGCCGAAACGCGGAGATGCGCCGACGGTCAAGCAGCTTCACGCAATGCTCAAGCGCAAGGAAGCCAGGCTGGAAGCCCTTAAAGACTCCGCCCATGGAATTGATACGATCTATTTCGACGAAATGGGGATTGACGCCGTCCTGGTCGATGAGGCTCACCACTACAAACGGGGCGATTTCAGCACAAAGATGGGAAACGTCAAGGGGCTCGACCGGGGCGCCGCGGCCAAATCCTTCCGGTTCCTGATGAAAGCGCGCGCAGTCCAGGAGAAGACCCGCGGGAAAAACATCTACCTGGCGACCGGGACACCGGTATCGAACACGACGGCAGAACTCTGGACGCTGTTGCGATACGTACGTCCGGACCTTCTGGCAGAATTCGGCGCGGGACACTTTGACGGTTTCGCATCGATGTTCGGCGACACGACACGGACACTGGAGATGACCGAGACGGGCGAGTTCAAGGACATCGAGAGATTCAATAAATACGTAAACGGACCCGAACTGATCAAGATGTGGCAGACGGCGGCCGACGTGATCCTCCAGGAGGACGTGCCCGGCTGGACGAATATGATCCCGAAGCTGAAAGGCGACGGCATCCAGTCCGTGGCGATTCCGCGGTCCCAGGAACTGGCCGACGAGATCGAACGGATCCGGCAGGAACGCGCGGAGTGGAACAACCTCTCGGGAATGGAGAAAAAAGAGCTGTCCCATGTTCCTCTTCTGCTTTTCAACCGGGCAAAACAGGCCGCGATAGACCTGCGTCTGGTGCACGCCGATGCGGCTGACAATCCAGACAGCAAGACAAACCGGGTAGTGCAGGAGGTGTTCAATCGCTGGGAGGAAAGCCAGGAGGTCCCGGGGACGCAACTGGTCTTCGCCGATACATACCGCGGGCCGAACGGGTTCAGCCTCTACGACGATATCAAAAAGAAACTCGTCGGCATGGGAGTGCCTGAGACCCAGATCGCGAATATCACGGAAAACAAATACAACACCGATGCGACGAAAGAGTCCCTTTTTGAAAAGATCAATGCGGGCGCGATCCGCGTTGTGATCGGCTCTACCAGCAAACTTGGGATTGGAGTCAATGTTCAGGAGCGACTGGTCGCAATTCATCATGTGGATGCACCAATGCGGCCGATGGATTTCGAACAGCGAAACGGCAGGATACTGCGGCCCGGAAACACAAACCAGGAAGTGGAGGTCCTCGCCTATGCTGTGATCAATACCCTCGATTCGGTGACCTACGACCGGCTCCAGAAGAAACAGAAGTTTATAAACCAGCTCCTTCGCGGGAAGCTGGAAGGACGAAGCTTCGATGATCCAGCGGACGAACTCCAGTTCACCTTTGAAGACCTGATGGCCGCCTCGGCCGGGAATCCTCTGGTAAAAAAACGCTTTGAACTGGAAAATCAGATCCGGGAGATTGCCATCCTGGCGGATGGTCATCGCAGGACGATCGGACAACTGCGGTCGCAGCTCAGCCAGTCGGAGGGACAATTGGCACGGGCAAAGGCCAACATCACGAAGGCGGAAAAAGAAAAACAAGATGTTGAAAAGACCTATCCCGATAACCAGTACACATTCACTGTCGACGCGAAGAGCTACGATGACACGAAGGAGGGGAAGAAGGCGCTCCAGGCGGCGCTCGGCAAGGCCGAAGAGAGGGTTGAAAAGTCCTATGCGCAGCTCATCTCGGATCTCCAGAAGCGCGAAGCAAACCCCACCAATGAGGACCGGCTCTCGCGATCACTCAGGAAGGACAAAGACTGGACCATTCCCGATGGGTGGACAAAACAGATCACCGATATCGAAGCGCGCATCACGGCACAGATTAACGGTAAAAATCTGACGATCACCATCAAGGCCGAGCAGACACTCCCCGCAGGCCAGGTTAAACGAACGCAACAGATCAAGGATCACCGCTTTGTCTATAGCTACCAGCTGGATCCACGGGAGGTTCAGTTTACCAACACGTTCGGGGATGAAAAAACCAGGATAGAGACACTGGCCGCACAGGATACCCTTCATGGCGGTCTGGACGGGATTCTGACATCGCTCCGGCATATCCTGAAGGGAATTGTAGAACGGCCCGCGGAAATTGCCTCCTCAATCGAAAAGCAGGAAAAGAATCTTGCCATCATGAAGGCGGAGGTTAAAAAGCCCTTTCAGTTTACCGATACACTGGCAGGGCTTAAAGAGCAGTACAGCCAGATTCTCGCCGAACTGGGGGCGACGAAGGCCACGCCGGTTGGTGACGAGGCGGCAGGTACGATAGAAAATCCGCTCGACGACGAGCATGAAATCCTGGGCGGCACAGAAAAAGGTTTACAAATACATGAAAGGGGCGTACAATACAGCCATGAAAACATCATTAAAGAACAACTCTCACTCTTCGGTGATATACCAGCCGCAGGAAGAGAGAATAGGCATGACGACGGGTCCGGCACCGGCGCCATACGGCGTGGGCCTCGGCCCGAAGTCGTCTCCGTCCTCCAGGGATACTACAAAGGCGGAAGAAGAGCAGAAACCGCAGCAGATATTGCCCGCATCGGACAAATCAACCTTGTAAAATATCCTAACGAACATTTCCTTGCCGTCGTCACCGACACAAACGACAACATCATAAACATCATCGCGCATACTATCGGCACAAAAGTCGCTTCTATGGCCGGTACAGGAGAACTTGCCGGACAGGTCCTTAACACGCCAGCGGCAAAGAATATCTGGTTGCTGCATCAGCACCCCTCCGGGAATGCTGCATTGAGCCCCGAGGACACGGCTGTGTTTAACGCCCTCGATAACGCACTTCGCGGTACATCCAGAGTTGCCAGAGATATGATTGCAGTTGCTCATGGTTTTTATTCGGCACATGTGAATGGGGAAACGGCGGCTCCCATCACACCTGGAGATCAGAAGATCGGAAAGTTGAAAAAAGTAGCCCGCGAGTTTAAGACTATAAGCAACTCCGCTGTGAAATTCCTGCGTCCTGAAGACGTAATGGCCTACTCGGCCATAACAATGCCGGATGGCGGCATAATCCTCGTAGATACAAAAAATACCCCCGTTGCGACTTACGAGGGCGCAGACTACAATAACCTGCGGGGGAAAACACAGTCTGACATCTTGAAAGAAGCGGAGAAGCGCAATGCGACGGGCATGTTCGTCGTCTCCCCGAATCGGGCAGTAAACCTCAAAAACATTATCAGGTTTTCAAAGGCACTACAGCTTGACCTTCTTGACGTAATCGACATAACGGGAAGCGAGGTAGAGCACAGGGGAGCCTTTGAATGGGGCGAGACCATTAAAAAAGAAACCACAGACTTCCTCGCCCGATCAGCTGCGTCGGTCCGGGTAGATACACCGATCTCCGTTGAAGACGCTGGTGATGTCATAGGGGATTTTCGCGAGATGAGCAAACTTGGCAGCCTCGTCACGCTGAAACTTGCGGACTCGTTTGATGCGCTCCCGGAGGAGGTACGCACAGCCGCAGAGGATGCCGGCGGCACCAAGGATAATACTTACGCTGTCTTGCATAAGGATGGCTCCATTTATTTGATTCGTGACGCCCATGCTACCAGAGAACAACTTGAAAAGTCAATTTTTCATGAAGTGTACGGGCATCTTGGTATTTTTAAACTCTTCGGGAAGGGCAGTATTCAACAATTAGCAAAACTGTACACCAGGCTGGGCGGATACCAGGGACTGGCAAAAATAGCGGACAAGTACGGCATCCGGGCGGATTTTGACGCCTACTGGAAAGACGCGAAGACGGAGACGACGCCGGAGATGCGGAATGCGCGGATAGCCGCAGAACTACTGGCGCTTATCGGGCAGAAGTCGCCGACGCTCATCCAGCGGGCGAAAGAGGCGCTGGGGTCTATCCGGCAAGCCTTGCGTCGTCTCGGGTTCGCGAAACTGGGACAGTATGGCGATAGCGACCTGGCGTATCTGCTGGCGGAGGGAAAAAAAGCACTGCACAAAGCAGGCCCCAGCGGTGAATTTACGCTGCTGATGAAAGCCGGGGATATGGCAGAGAAGGCGATGGAAGAGACAATCGTCAAACCTGCGACCAAGGCTGCAAAACGCGGACTGGAGCTGATGGGCGCACGATCACCGGCCACGGGAGGGGCAATCAAGGCCTTCGCGAAGCATTGGAAGGAGTTCTGGCAGCCTTTTTCGACGGTGTCCGATGGAGACAAGATACTGGCGAAGCGGTACGGGGCGATGGGGAATGTCGCCCGGGCGACCCGGTTCATCGAGGAACTCCATAAAAAGGTAGACGCCTACCCGGACCAGGTTAAGAAAGATATGTTCTGGTATCTGAACGGTGATATCCCGATCGAGACCCTGCCTGAGGAGGTTCGCGAGACGGCGGCAATGATCCGCCGCCGCACGGAAGTGATCGGCGAGATGCTGGTGGATCGCGAGATCATCGCCGAGGGGCAGTTTGAGAAGTATCGCGGGAAGTATATCCATTACATGTATGCCAAGCACGTCATGGGCGAAGACGCGCCCATTTTCCTGACGTCGACGGGGAAACTGAACCTCTCCTACACCAAGAGCCGAAACACCAAACTGACCATGCAGCAGAAGAAGGAACTGGGACTCATCGAGGATGCATCTGTGGCCGTGCCGGTCGGGATGGGAAAGGCGCTCACCGATATCGCAAAGTATGACTACCTCCAGTCGATTGCCGAAAACGCCGACTGGGTATGGCAGCCGTCGCTTATCACCGTCCCCGTCGGGAAGCCGCTGAAGGCACCCATACGTGGCCGGACCAGACGCAACGTGACAATGGGTATCGGGAAACTCGTCGAAGAGGCCAAGACCTACGATGCGATGCTGGCCAAACACCAGACGCCGGAGGTCGCGGAGATCCACCGCATCCTGCATGAAGCCCTGGACAAAGCGGAGGCGGAATCGGAGAATATGCCTGGTGATTTTGTGCAGCTCCCGAACTCGAAGGGATATGGCCCGTTGGCAGGCGCCTTTGTCCAGGCAGCCATTGCAGACGACCTGATGCCGGTCCTGGACATGGCGACCAATCGCGGGAGACTCATGGATACGATCCTGGAGATCGAGCGGCAGGGGATGGCGATCTTCAAGATGGGGAAAGTGGCGTTGAATATCCCTACGGCGGTGCGTAACATCGTCTCCAACATCATACAGAACAACATGCGCGGGAGGCCGCTTGCGAAAATCCCCGGCGATATCATCCGGGCCTGCGAGTCGATGAAGGCCAAAGACGAACATTACGAAGAGGCCTTCGGCATGGGACTCTTCCACACCAACTGGTTTGTCTCGGAGATCAATAACGTCCTGGACGAATTCCGGAAGGTGAAGGGAGGAAGGATCGACCAGATACTGATCGCGGTGAAGAACGTGGCAAAGTATTACGGGAAGATCGACGACATCAATAAACTGGCGATTTTTATCGAACGACGCGAGGCGGGCACATCCATCGACGAGGCGACGCTGGAGGCGATGAAGTGGGGTATGGATTACTCACTGACCTCCCGGTCGATCAAGGGACTCCGCCAGACGATCATGCCATTCGCAACATATCAGTACAAAATAGCCCCCCTCATCTTTGAATCGCTGAAAAAGCGGCCCTGGGTGCTGGCGAAGTTCGCGTTGATCTACCCGGCGACGAAGGCGCTCGCTATGGGATTCAACGACCTGGACGACGACGACTGGGAAGACCTCGAGAAGCAGCTCCCGGCCTACATCAAGAAGAGCGGGTCGATGATGATCCTGCCCTGGAAGAGTGACAATGGAAAATGGCAGTGGGTTAACCTGGAATACTTCTTCCCCTGGGGAAACTATCTGGCGATCGCGCGCGACATGAGGGCTGCCGATCTGGGCGAGGGAATTCGCGACATGGGAATATCGAACCCCTTTTTGTCGATGCTCTACACGGGGCTTTCGGCACGGGAGGATCAACCCCCCCTCCATTCTTATTTCGGGACACCGATTTATAACCAGCTCGACCCTGCGTGGATGAAGGCGGCGAAGCTGTTGGAGTACATGGGCAACATCTGGATACCGTCGATGGCAACACGACAGGGGGCAATCGGGTATGCGGGCCGAGCGATTGCGGGCGGCGAAGATCGATGGGGCCGGGAGGTTTCCGCGGGCCAGGCTCTGGGAAGATGGTTCGGGATTAACATCGTCTCGGTATCACCGGAACAGACCCGTGCGCAGGCATCCGTCCGGATACAGGATCTTCGAAAGGAACAGTCGCGGATCGAGGCGAACCCGTCCTATGACGAAGAGGAGAAGCAGGCATACGCCAAGCGGCTCAACGAGAAACTTGCCGTGATTGCCCGGGAGGCGCCTGCCGCTGTCCTGCCGATCACGAAGGCCAAGGGAAAAGACCGGGTTTATGAGGCGATGCAGGAAATGGCCGCACAAGGTATTTTGCGTACGGCGCCGCCCAGCCGGTCCGTCGAGATAGCAGGGACCCCGTTTAAAATGACGATGGAACAGTATGGTCGCTACCTGGAAAAGACAAGTGAGATCGCGCGAAAACGCCTCCTGCCCCTGGTCGACTCGGCGCAATGGGAAACGATGAGCGATAAACGCAAGTCGGATGCGGTTTCGAGAATTGTGGCAAGCGCACGGAAGGGAATCCGGCAGAGGATCAAGATCGAGATCGTCCGGGAGAACAGGGAGAAGATACGGGAAGGGAAGATTGCCAGGTGAAACTACTCACTTGACATTTTAAAATGTGACCGTTTATACTAGCGACCACTATAAAACTTTTTGACAGAAATTTAAACCGGGTCGGCATTCGGATGCTGACCCGGTTTTTTTTATGTCGATTCCTTCCTTACCGAAGGCATCGCCTGACTTACACCACAAAACTTACGAAAGGAGGTGCACAATGACAATCAATAATCATTCAATTTCATTCCCATTCGCCCACTGCGACATGCAGATGGTCGTAGCGTACAACGCTGCCGGCGATCCCGAATATATCGGCAGAGCCCGGCCCGGCGCGGTATCGTCTGCCGGGGAATGGCAAATCGCCAAGGTCGGCTACGATGCCAGCCGCAACGTGACGTCGCTTACATTTGCGGCAGGAGTCAATGACTATACCAAGGTCTGGGATAACCGCGGAACATACACTTACTCGTAAAGGGAGGATAGTATAATGACAGTCAAAATCAACCCCTTTACCGGGGGTATGGAACTTTCTGGATTAATAAAAGGGATTGCCTTTGCCGGAGCCTGCAACAGCGACATGACGCCGTCGACAACGGCTGTTGTGTGCGCTCACCTCTCCGGGTATGGCGATGATTATTTCAATAATCATTTTTATCTGCAGGTGATCAAAGGGGCAAACGAACTGCTTACGGTCGACGGGGCGCCAGCACCTGCGGATTTTGCAGCAGGAGCGACGCTGACGGGCGACGACAGCGCCGAAACCTGCGTGGTTGTGGCAAAACTCACATCCACAACCTATATTGTCACGTCTCGCAGCGGCGACTTTGATGACGGGGAGGTAATCTCCGCCGGGACGAACAGCGTCGATTGCGGCGCGGGATATCCGACGTTTGCCGCTGCAGCAGCTCCGGAACATGAGGTGCGGAAGATCACCGATTATGTGAGTCTTACCGGAACATTCACAGTAGATGCCTTCAGTCAGATCGTGGACGGCTTGGACGAGATCCTGGTAGTTCATGAATCGCTCATTTCGCTGGGACGAAATGACGCGAACAACGTCTTTGACTCTTCAGCGGTAACATCCAACGAGGATGGCACAGTTCTTGAACGGCTCCAGTGGGTTCAGGAAACGCTCGGCGGCGCAGCGATTCAACTCCGAACGGAGAAGTCTGCCACGGCAACGGTTGAGGAAAACGCCTTCATGCAGTTTTCGATATCCTTGATGGACATCGATACGGGCGCGGTCTTGTTTGCGGATATCAACATCGCGGCAATCGTCGTCGAGTTGGCAAAATCGACGGGCGGCGGCGCCTTCTCTGCGGTGGGAATCACGCAACCAACGTTCATCGCGGCGGATGGCCGTGTCTATACGTCCGTGCAATTCCTGGCGGCAGAGTGGCAGGTGGGCGACGTCTATCGAATGACGGTTTCGGGGATCACCTGCACCGTTGGTGGAGACGTGGCGTATGTACCCTCCATGGTATGGTCGAACATGGTTGTTGAGGCGTTGTCGCTGGACGGCCAGGTCAAGGCCATCCAGGCTGACATCGGCGATCCTTCAACCCGGACCTTTCTCCAGTCGCTGGAGGCGATGCTGGGCAATCCGGATGCTGCGGGGAAGACGATCTTCGCCAACCTGGGGGATTTTATCGGGCAGACAAATCTGCAATCT